ATCAGCAACATGAGTGGTAGTTCGTAGATCACCCGCCCCAGACCCACCCAACAAATACATCGCCATATTTTCATCAGTCAACACACCCAAGTATTGACGATCAGCAGCAGATGCAAAGTTAAACAGCTTAATATTTTCGTTTGGGCCAATAGAATTCCACAGATTAAAGCCTGTTAGATTAATTGTCTGGCTACCTAGATCGCCTGTATCCCCTTCTCTTGCAATGCGCCAATAACGCTTGTTTTCAAGGTTTAAACGCTTTCTAAACGTAGTCTCAGTGTTAGATACAGTAAACTCTTGCGCTGTTGTCCAGTTGGTGTCATCTGTTGAATACTGAATCTTTAACTGGCACGTTGTTGCAGACGTTGTAACCGTTTTAATCTTTACAATATCAACAAAAAACACATCAGCGGTTGCAGACAATAGATCGTATTTAGCAACAACAAACGCCGTAGGACTTCCGGCTGGCGTTCCCTTTGTACCTATCGCATTAGTCGTTGCATTGGTCGCCGGGTTATTGTCATTTATGTTGGCAGCAGTACCGCCATTAGGCATAGTCGGCGCAGTTGTGTACCGCGTTATTGTGTTAACCGCCTCCGCAACAACCTCCGAACCTGGTCTGCGCTTTAGCCCACCTTGCGGAACAATTAATACATCCTCGCCTTTTTGCACACCTTGATAATATTGATCGAGATCAACACGACCTTTTAGCAATGGCGATAACTCACCACTGACAAATGAAGACTGAAAGAATGCTGACTTAGCCATTAGAACCTAGCGGCGACAATCGGATTAGATCGAATGGGTTGTACAGGCGATTGCATTGAGTCACTAGCTCTCGCCATCCTTGATGCAATCTCATACTGCGCTGCGTTTAATTGCATGGACGTAGCAGAATCGCGTATAGCCGGTGCTAAATCCATTGCTAACCTTGAGACTATTAAGTCTTCAAAACCCGCTGTCCATTGATCCTCTGGCGCGTTATAAATGTAATCAACGTACAGTGTTGCGCTGTAATTGGTGTAGATTCGACTGCCGTAGATTTGATAGCGCAAACTCATAGGATTAAGTTTGTGTATAAAAATGTAATCACTTGGCAGCTCATACATCGTTGTAAACTCAGTGCCAACAATTGTTTCGGCAACCTTGTTTAACGATGCTTTTTTACGTGCAAATGACCACGGGAATTTGTTTAACTCAGCGCGTACAACCCGGTCATAGATCGCAGCAGATGCAACATGAGCGCGAGTTGTCCCTAATAATTCTTGCAGCGGTAGATCGCCGATCAGAATCAGGGCATTGTTGATGACGTTAAGTTTAGTCGCCATTATTTAGGCTTTTTAACTTTTGGTGGACGACCTCGTTTAGTGCCGTATGTACCTTTACCTTTAGGCATTCTGTTCTCCTAATGGAAAGGGGGCCGAAGCCCCCGATCTTTACGCAGTAATTAACAATCCAGCAGCCGCCGTAATACTTGTAGCGGTCTGAGTCTTGATGTACGTCAAATGTACAATGGGCGCAGTAGCCGTAGTGGTGTCCTTACATATAATAAGATCACCAATACTCAGCTCATCAATTGCTTTGAGAAAATAATCGGCATTATCAATCGCCGCTTTATTGTCTGTTGATGTGTACTGCCAGGTACTGCCACCATTACCAGAACCGCCTATGCGGCATAAACCACTTCGTGCAAAAGCCATGGATCACCCCCTATGCGGTTTGCGTGTATTGAACTTTGACTAAACCACCCTCATCGCGCACAACAGAACCCGCTTTAAGCATTCCGTTACACAACCATGAAGTTCGTTCAGCTACCCAATCGACACTGGTTTCCATGTCAATACCTACCGCCAAACCTACAGCGGGGCGTTGGAAGAACCAAGAATCGACAATGTTTGCGCCAGCAGCGCCAACTGATAGACCACCCTCTGTGCGAGACTCTAAAATGACAAACTCAAACCCAACCAGGGTATTGATCTCGCCAGATACAAGAGCTTTAACAGCTTGGAAGTCAACAGATGTTGCAGTGGTGTCGTTAAGCAAACCCGACAGCCCAAGAGCATTAACAGCAGCATACAATTCAGTATTTGGTACGCCCTGATCGCGCAATTCAACTTGCGCTTTAATAATCTTAGACATGTTAAGATTTGTTCCTGCACCACCAACCGCTGTTGTTACAGTTGTTGTAAGGGGTGTAGAGGCATCCATAGCATCAATAACCAACTGATCACAACGACGGCCCAATGCCCCGGCAATTGTTTCTGCCAGTTCACGCTTTTCGTCAAAGTTCACATCAGCAGCATCGAACATATCGGTATATTCGGGTGCATTCCAGTTACTTAATGTTGCTATTTTAAACTCATGGTTAACATCCATCGGCGTTACAAGATCACTCGTCGACTTCTGGTTGGCTAACCCTTTACCCATGCGGCGAAAATTGTATGTATCGCCAATAACATTATTACGTAGCGTTACAGTAGGCTTGAGCATTCCCATGCCTTGATAAGCCTGTTTGACTAAACTGTCAAATTCAGTAACGGCTACGCTTGAGAGAAATTTACTCATCGCGTATGTCCTCAAAAAACATTTAAAAAACTATTTTTTAAGGTTTCTTTTCGAGTACCCAGATAGCTGGATCGATAAAAACCTGTGCTACCTGGGCATCAACGATGGTATCCAGATGTACCAATTATAACCTGATACGGTTATTTTTCCAACACGCTAAAGATTACCGACACAAACACGTTGTTTTGGGTAACATGGAATTAAATAAAAATGTTTATTTCCATATGACTTTTCTAAGGGAATTAAATAAAAATGTTTATTTCCATATAACTTTTCTACGGGCAAAAAAAAGCCCGGACTTAGCAACCGGGCAAAGACCTCACGGAGAATTTACTTTTTCTTCTTTGGAAAACCTGCTTTCATGTTGGCATAAGCCTTTGTTGAAACAGTAGACTTTGATTTAGTTCGACTTGTACCCGCCTTTTTACGTGCGTTAATGTTTGCATATAACCCTTTTCTAGCCATCTGATCACCCAAAAGTACGTTGATACGGTTCATTTCCTGCGAACTCTTCCCACATCTGCATAACCTTCTTGTCATATGATGGGTCAACAGATCGCAAAAGATTGCCATGTTGGTCTGTTTTTAAACTCGCAGCTTCAATATCAGCCTTTGTAATACCGGATGGTGCAACACCACCGTCAATTGGTAGTTTTTTCGGCGCTACAGCCTTGATGATTAGTTCACCAAACTCAATAATGTCTGCATTGGTCGCCAATTGTGCAGCACGTTCAGCGTCATCAGCACTCATATTGTTGCGAACAAATCCCTCTAAATTCTGGATACGCTGTTGTGCGTTATCACCTAATCGGGCTAGTTCAGACTCCCGATTAACCTGTTCAACAGCTTGATCTTGAGCTGTCATCAACGCCCAGGCTTTGTCAAAATATTCCTGAGACATGTTCGACTCATCAGCAAAGGTCTTCAGCTCAGCAAACAGTGCATCATCGTTATCAATACCCTCTGGCATTGCATAACCGTCCTTTGGCGCACCTGTAAATCCACCAAACTTCTTTTCTAAATCTTTATACGCTGCCGCCTGCTCACTTACGGATTTGTACTTGCCTGGTATGTACCACTCAGGTCTATCTCCTGCGCCTTTAATACCTTCTGCGAGAAAATATTCGTTCTCTTCAAGCGTTGGCGGTGGCGCACCCAGTAAACTCTCTGGCGCTGTTTCAGTTGCTTCGACAGTTTCAGTGTTTGCAATATCCTCACTCATATTATCTCCACGGCATATCAATGATTTGTCTATGTTTGGGTAGGGTTTGATGCTTTAGTAATATCTCTAATAGTTTACGACCACCGTTCAACAGCGATAAATCGTTAACAGATATCCACTCAACGTGTTGGCCGTACTGATAACAACGAAAGGCACGGAATTTATAAAAGTATTCGAAGTATTCAAAGCCGTATTGCTTGCCCAGTTTATCAAGCCATTTGAAATCAAAGCCTGTTTCGATCAATTCGGCTTTATCTTTTTTATCAATGCTGATCTTTATTTTTGCTTTCTCAGTCATAGAATTTCCGCTTGAGTCACTTGGTTAATAATAAATTTAACAACACCCGCCTCACCGTTCTTATAGGCCGCTTCATAATTAATATTCGTTGATCCAAAACTAACGTCATTGTTAAAGATAAAACGCTTGGTTAAATCTTCTATCAACCGTTGTCCGTTCTCACCACTGAATCCACGATGATATGCACGAGCCAGATCAGCAGCATTCGATCTAAATTCCTGTTGTTTGCGCTGGGCATCCTTTGAACTGACATTCTCAACATCACTCCAGGTCATTGCGGCGGTGCTGGTTGCGATACATTCATTCCGGCTTGTGCAGCTTGCGCCCCTGCTTGGATAATCTGCGCCTGTTCAGCGGGTGTTCTCAATATTTCCGCAGGGACACCCAT